AATATGGATTGCAGAAGCACCTATGTTTTTGAAAAACGCAATTAAAGTAACAGATAAATACATTAAGAAAGCTGATAAACTTCTTAAAGATAAATTAAAGAATGAACCACAATGGAAAAAAGATATAGGCACATTTGGTTTGTCAAAACATAGTGAAAGTTTTTCTCAAGATCCTAAAATAAAAGAACTTGTAAATTTTATGGGACAAAGATCTTATGAGTTTTTAGATTGGCAAGGATTTAATTTACAAAATCATAGCCTACACTTTACAGAATTTTGGGTGCAAGAGTTTAGCGAAAAAGGTGGAGGACATCATGATACTCATGTTCATTGGAATCAACATGTATCAGGATTTTATTTTTTAAAATGTAGTGAAAAAACATCTTATCCAATATTTCACGATCCAAGACCTGGTGCAGAAATGACAAAGTTGTTTATGAAAAATCAAGACCAAATTACACTGGGAACAAACCAAGTTCATTATAGACCAAAACCAGGAACAATGATTATTTTTCCAGGTTACCTTCCACACCAGTTTGCAGTGGATCCAGGTTTAGAGACATTTAGATTTATACACTTTAATATTAAAGCTGTTGAATCAACAATATCAAAAGAAAGGAGTAAAAAAGATGAGCTTCAAAAAAAATAAATACCTTGTAATTAAAGAGGCTGTGCCTAAAGATATAGCAGAGTTTGTTTACAATTATTTTTTGTTAAAAAGAACCGTTGCAAGGACTTTGTTTGATCAAAAATACATATCTCAATTTACAGAAGAGTGGGGAACGTGGGCTGATCAACAAGTTCCAAATACATATTCTCATTATGCAGACTTAGCCATGGAAACTTTATTAATGAGAACTTTGCCTATCATGGAGAAGAAAACGGGATTAAAATTATATCCAACATATTCATATGCAAGAATATACAAACCTGGTGATGTTCTTCACAGACATAAAGATAGATTTAGTTGTGAAATATCTACAACATTAAATCTTGGCGGTGACCCATGGCCAATACATTTAGAGCCTAAAAAGAATGTGGGTATACCTGATGGTAAAAAATTTACAACAACTAGTAATAACAAAGGTATTTCTATAAATTTAAAGCCTGGTGATATGCTTGTATATAGAGGTATGGAACTAGAACATTGGAGAGAAGAGTTTCAAGGTGATAACTGTGCCCAAGTATTTTTACACTATAACGACCAAAAGTCTAAAGATGCGGATAAAAACGTAAACGATACAAGACCACATTTAGGCCTTCCAGGTTGGTTTAAAAAGTGATATATCCTTAGACTGGAGAGAGTGTCACCACCATAACACCACACTCTCTCCTGTTTAAGGATAAATTATGTTAGGATTAAGTGCATTTTCAGAGTTTCCGTTTGCAACAGCAGCCGAAGATAGAAACGTAACTATCACAGCTACTAAGACGTCGTTAACAATTACGATAGGTAGCATAGGTATTACAGCCGATTCTATTGTAGAGGATGCTACAGCAAACCCATTAACACTTGGTTTTGGTACGTTATCCATATCTGGAGAGGCTAATATAAGCCCTACAGGTAGTCCATTAACCTTGGCTACCGGAACAGTTACAGTTACGGCAGATGCCAATATGTCGGTATCTGGAAACGCATTGACTATATCTACAGGTACTGTTACAGTGTCGGCAGCAGCAAATGTAGACGTTACTGGTAGTGGTTTAACACTAGCTACAAAGGACGCTACGGCGATAACATGGAGTGCAGTTGTTCCAGGCGCAACGATGGTCTGGACACCGATAGAACCTTATTAATATGGCATCAAGTTTTTCTACAGATACAAAACTAGAACTTATAGCAACTGGTGAAAAAGCTGGTCTATGGGGAACAATAACAAATACAAATTTACAAATATTAGAACAAGCAGCTACAGGATATTTAAATCAATCCATGGCCTCTGGGGATGTTACACTTACTTTAACTAACGGTGCTACCTCAGATGGTAAAAATGCTTTCTACCAATTAACTGGAACTTTAACTGGTAATAGAACTTTAATCATGCCTAGTGGTGCAGAAAGATCTATTATTGTAAAAGACTCTACAACTAGAGGAAGTGGTTCTACACTTTTCTCTTTATCTGTACAAACAGCTAGTGGAACAAGCGTTCCTATTCCAATAGGTGCAACTGTTTCAGTTGTGTCGGACGGCACAAACATGATACAAGGATTATTATCTAAAGGTTATGGAACTGTAGACTCAGCGTCGGTAACGACTTATATAGCAGTAGCTGGTGATCAACTTTTAACAAATACAACAACTGCTGGAATTACAATTACACTACCTACTTCAGCTGCAACTGGCGATGAGATAGTGATAGTAGATGCAAGAGGGACTTTTGGATCTAACGGTTTAATTATAAATAGAAATGGTCACAATATAAATAGTTCTGCTGCCAACATAACTTTATCAACAAATGGTCAAGCTATAACTTTAGTATATGTTGATACAACTCGTGGCTGGGCTTTCAAGACAAACACAGCATAGGAGGATGAATTATGCCTCTTACACGAGTTAAATTTTTACCTGGAATAGATAAACAAAACACAACTGTCGGAGCAGAAGGACGTTGGGTTGATTGTGATAATGTGAGATTTAGATATCAACTACCAGAAAAAGTTGGTGGTTGGTCATCTTTAGTTACAGATACTATCGTTGGTGTGGCTAGGAAAATGTTTCCGTTTGTAGATTTAGATGGAAACCGGTACGTGGCCATCGGAACAGATAAACTTTTATTATTATATTTTGAAGGTCAGCTTTACGACATCACACCATTAGACACTCAAATAACAAATGCAACCATACAAACATTTGTAAGTTCTAGTTTAGTAACAATTACGACTAGTGCTGCTCATGGTTTAGAACCTGGTGATATTGTTTTTTTAGACGATACGACACTACCAGGTAGTAGTGGCTACTCTACCTCTGACTTTGATGGTAAAAAATTTCAAGTTACAAATGTTTTAAATGCAACACAATTTCAAGTTACAGTTACAACGTCAGGTACACCAGCAAACGCTGGTCCTGGTGGTAGTATAGATATTGCACCTTATGTTAGAATTGGTCCAGCTGCACAATCTTATGGTTATGGTTGGGGTATATCTGAGTGGCAAGGATCTGTTGCTGGCGCTGCAACATCAACTTTAAATGGTGCATTATTAAATGATACAAATGGTACAGGTGGATCTGGAACAAATATTACGTTAGCTTCAACAACAAACTTTACTTCTGCAGGTAGAATTTTAGTAGAAGAAGAATTAATATCTTATGCATCTATTGCAGGTGCTAACTTACAATCTATTGTAAGAGAGGTAAATGGAACAAGCAA